ACTGGTGGACAGCGTCCTGCCTTGTTTGGCTATCCCATCTTCTTCACTGATCACATGCCTGCATCTGCTGCAAGCAAGTTTGGCGTGTTCTTTGGCAACTTTGCTGAGGCAGCTGTCATGGGTGATCGTCAGGGAGTGGAAGTGGCCACGAGTGCTGACTATGGCTTCAACCTGGACGTCATGACTGTGCGTTTGACCAGTCGCTATGACATCAACGTCCATGAGAATGACGCCTACGCTGGCATCAAGACTGCAGCCTCTTAATGACTGAAAGGTGACAGGTCAGTTGGGTGTAGAGATGATCATCCAGCTGGCCTGTCATTTATTTACATGATCAAAGTTAAGTATCTGAAACAGTATCAGTTCTTCAGGCCTGGCAGCGTCAACACTGTGATACCTGGTGTGGCAGAGCTGCTTGTGAGGCGTGGAATTGTCGAGGTAGTCAATGCTGAAGTACAGCCTGAAACGAACAAGCGATCCAGCAGTCGAGCCAGTAACAGTCGCAGAAGCAAAAAAGCACCTGCGTCTGACGCTAAATGACGACGACAGCCTGATTGCCAATGCGATCACAGCTGCACGCCAGGCAGTAGAACGTGACACTGGCAAAAGCCTGATCACACAGACGTGGCGACTGAAAATGGACATGTGGCCTACAAATGGCATCACGCTGTTCCATGGGCCAGTCCAGAGCGTCACCAGCGTCACCTACGTTAACGACGCAGGCAGCTCGACTACCTGGAACAGTAGCGAGTACGACGTGCTGACTGATGGCATTCCAGGTCACATCCACCCAGCGTGGAACTACGACTGGCCAGAGGTACGTGGTGACTACAAAGGCATCTCTGTGGTCTATGTGACTGGCTATGGCGACACTGGCTCGAGTGTACCCTACGAGCTACGCCAGGCAGTGCTGCTGCGACTGGAGATGTTCTACGATGGCGAGAACCAGCAGCTGGTGGACGCCTACCATCGCATCGTTAATGGTGCCAGTGATGGAGTCTATCCCTGATGCAGACACGCAGGTCAATCAGCAGACGATTGCACAACGTGCTGGTGCTCCAGAAAAGCACAGCCACCCAGGACGCCAATGGACAGCCCATTGAGTCGTGGAGCGACGTGACCAAGCTGCGTTGTGAGATTGTGCCAAAGACTGCACGCGAGTTTGCACGCAACGAGAACATCGACGATGCAGTGACCAGCATCATACGCTGTCGTTTCGTCGATGCTGACCTAACGACGCTGTACAGGTTTACCAACCTGGATGGCTCAGTGGTCTACAACATCACAGGCGCCTTTGATCCTGACCAACGACGCAAAATGCTCGAGGTGTTTGTGACGCAGGAGGCTGTGTGATGGCAGAGAATATGGTCAGAATTACTGCTCAGCTGCATGGTGTGCAGGAAGTGCAGAAAGCCATTAAGCAGTTTCATCCAACGCTACAGAAGAAGCTCCAGCGTAAAGCCACACGCAAAGCAGGCAAACCAGTGTTGGACACAGCCAGAGCACGTGTGCCAGTCATGACTGGAAAGCTACGCAAGAACCTAAAGCTACGAGCTGCAAAGCGTAAACGTAGCAGCACTGTCGTAGGTGTGTCTGTGCAAACGCCAACACGCGATGTCCTTGGCATCTCGCAGAGCGATCCATACTACTATCCAACAGTGCTTGAATATGGCTCGAGCAAGAGAAACATCAGGGCCAGGCCATACCTGCGACCAGCACTGGATGAGAACAGGGAAAAGGTGCGTGGCATTTACGCCAGCGAATTGAAAGGCCTAATCACTGAGACTGCATCACAGCTTCGTGCTGGTGCTATCACAGAGAAAGGCGTCAAGGTGAAAAGCTAATGGCTGACGTGGGGAAGGCAATCAGGACAAGGCTACTGAGCGTGAGTGCTGTGACTGACCTGGTCAGCACACGCATTTACCCTCTGACGCTGCCACAGGGCGTCACGCTGCCTGCTGTGCGATACCAGCGAGTTAGTGGCAACTCTGACCCACACGTCAGAGGAACAACTGGTGCAGCAACAGCCAGGCTACAGTTTGACATCTTCGCCAGCACCTATGCTGGTGCAGAGGCACTACGTGATGCCATACGTGAGGCCATTGACCAATACACAGGGACCAGCAGTGGTGTGACCATCCACAGCTGCAACGCAGCCATGCACATGGACTTGTTTGACGAGCCTGTCCATGGTGACGCTGTTGGTATGTATCAGATGGTGAGTGACTACGAAATCGTGCATTCAGAAACTGCACTTTAGATAAGGATTTGCAGGCATGGCAGATACTGGAAATGGAACGACGCTGAGTTTTGGGACGAGTGGCTTTACTGCCAACATCTACAGCATCAGCGGTGCGACGTTTGATCGTGAGGCACTGGAAACCACGCATCTGGGGACCACATCGTTTAAAGAGTACATCGCAGACGACCTGGTTGAACCTGGAGAGTTTGAAATTGAGTTTGAGTGGAATCAGTCATTTAGCACGTTCCCACCAATTAGTGCAGCTGCTGAAACCATCACAGTGACCTATCCACTCAAGAGTGGCGAGACGACTAACGCAACGCTGGCAGGTACTGGATTCCTGACTTCGTCCACTGGTCCCAATGTGGCCAATGGTGAAATCATGCGAGGAACAGCAACTGTCAAGTTCGATGGTGGCACTGGTCCCACCTACACAGCTGGAAGCTAGAAAGGCACACTTGTGTTTGAGTTCAAGCTGGACGACCATCCTGCAAGAGTCAAGGTGGCTGGCAAACTTGTGCCAGCCATCTCAGATATCCAATCAGTGCGAGTGAAGGACGAAGATGGCAAGTTCTACCTGGCTGGCTATGTCAACATTGCCACCAAGAACGTGTCATTGATCAGGCCTTATCCACAGGTGTTTTGTGACGCTGTCCAGGCGTGGGTCCAAGCAGAGCTTGGCGACTGTGGAGACGTCAACAGAGCATCAGACATCAAAATGGAGCCAAAAGAGTATGACGATTGGGACGAAGGATAAGCTGCTCAGTGCAGCTAAGCGTCGGTACACAGAAGTGCGTATTGATGAACTGGATGCCACGTTCAGAATCCAGAGCTTGAATGGACGCGAGATTAGCAAGTTCGCTGCCAAGTTTACTGGTGGCAACGTAGACGAAAACAGCATTGAGCAGTTGGCAACGCTACTGGCCATGACACTGGTGGACGAGGCAGACAATCTGCTGATCGCTACGCCAGAGGAACAGTCGCAGTTGGCAGACCTCGAGTTCAGTGTACTGGTCAAACTGGCCAATGCTGCACAGGTCCACAACAGGCTGACTGAGGATGCTGACCAGGTTATTGCAAAAAACTGAAGAAGCGTCCATTGAGGCACTTTGGCTACAAGCTGGCACAAGAGCTGGGCTACGCCAACGTGGACGCACTACTGGAAAGCCTGGACTATCACCAGGTGCTTGAGTGGGTGGCCTATTTCCACCTGGAAAATACTCAAGGCAAAAGTGACTTTTCACCAGATGCCTTTCAACAGATAGCGGCAAAACGATATGGCTAAAGTTGGTGAACTACTTGTCGATGTCCTGGCTAGAACCACTGGACTGCAAAAAGGCCTTAAGAAAGGCGAGACGCAGATGCAGAGGTTTAAAAAGGTAGCTGGGAATGTTGCAGCTGGCATCGCTACTGCGTTTAGCATCAATGCTTTACGTAACATGATCAATGACTTCGCTGAACTTGGTGACAGCTTCGACAAGATGAGCCAACGCACAGGCGTGTCAGTTGAGGCGTTGTCTGGTTTGAAGTTCGCAGCAGAGCAGTCTGGAGCCAGTATCGAAACAGTTGAAATGGGCATCAGGAACATGCAACGTGTTCTGCTTGATGTTCAGCAAGGATCGTCCACAGCTGCGACCACGCTGCAAATGCTGGGTCTAAACATTCAGCAACTGCAAACACTGTCACCAGAGCAGCAGTTTCTACAGATGGCACAGGCCATCTCAAAAGTGCAAGACCCAAGCAGACAAGCTGCCTTGGCCATGGAACTGTTTGGTAGAAGTGGCACGCAATTGTTGCCAATGTTGCAGCAGGGCGAAGCTGGCATTGAAGCATTGATTGCAGAGGCGCGTCGTCTAGGCATCGTAATGAGCGAGGAAGATGCCAAAGCTGCTGCTGACTTCACTGATGCGATGAATAGGCTGTCCAGTGTATTTAAAGGCATCGCAACGCAGGTGGCATCTGTTATCACGCCAATATTGACCAAGCTGTCTAATCTGTTCACATCACTAGATGCCACGACTCGCGGCATTGTGGTGCAGATTGGTTTGTTCGGTACTGCATTTCTAGCTGCCATCTACATCATCCCAAAAGTCATCAGTGTGTTTCGCATGTTGATAGGAGCATACAAGGCATTAGCTACAGCTCAAGCAGTCCAGATGGCACTGTCAGGACCGAAGGGCTGGGCAATTTTAGCAGGTAGTGCTGTTGCTGCTGGATTGGCGATTGCTGGAGTTGCGTTGGCCATGCATGACGTCAACAAGGAAATGGCAGAACTAGAAAGTGCATCTGCAAAAGCAGCAGTTAATGCAAACAGGCCACCGACCAACGTGAATGTGGTCAACAACGACGAGATTGACAATGCAGACGCACGTGCCAAGTACCTGAACAATCAACGACGCATTGAAGATGAAATTAAGGGTCTGCGTGGCGATGCAAAGAGCCAGGCCATTCTGAAAGTTGCGAGGTTACTGTAGTGGCAGTCACAGAGGTTATTGAGCATCGCTTTGTTGGTGGCAATTTTACGCGCGAAACGTACAGTGTCGAAGTTGAATACCAGGCAACGACTGATCAAAAAAACGATGGGCCTGATGTGGTGCGTCGTCATTCTACATTTCGACTGGGCAAGTCATACAGTTTCGCTGGTGATCGCAACGCATCATTGATTCTAAAAACTGTTTCTGTCGCTTTGCTAAGTGAAGGTGTACGCACGAAGTGGCTTGTCAGCTGTAGTTTTGAAAGCCCAGACCCATCAGAAGCTGGAGAGCCAGGTCAAGGTGGTGGAGGCGAGCCAGGTAACAAGGATCAGCCACCCAATGATGGATCACCAACGCTATTAGACCCACCAAGATTGTCGATTGGTTTCGTCACGAAAAGCGAGCCAATGATGCGTGCTAAGTACAAATGGGTTGAGGAATATGATTTCAATGGCTTTAGGCGATATTTGTACATCGACAGCTTAGGTGGTCCAGGTGGTGGGCCATATGTTGGCCCAGTTTGTAATTCTGTGTCCATTCCAAAGGTGCCACAGCCAGAACGTGAGGTAGCCTATCCCATCTTCAAACTGGAAGGCTGGATCACCATAGATGAGCTGAACGCGAAAAAGAAACAGTTGATGGAGGCAAAAGGCAAACTCAACGCACTGCCTTACAGAGTTCAGTCGCCACCAACTGCGAAGAAAAAGCGTTTCAGCATGGACTGCCCAACATACTCGCTGCGTGTTGAAAATGTGCAGATTGGTGACATGACTGACTTCATGCCTCTGGATTGGGTGCGTATTAGTTACGAGTTCGCCTACAACGAGCGTTTGTGGTTTCATCGTGAGTTCGATGAAAGTATCGCTATCAGGCCAGACCCAGACACATACAACGACAGAGTGTCTGCTGGATTAAATCCAGAACTGGAAATTATGCGTGACGAGCGAGGTACAGCACTACCTAACCCAGTGCCACTAGATGGCAAAGGCGAAATAAACAGGACGCTGGTATCTAAGGGTGGAAAAGCTGAAGCCTCTACAAATCCTTTGAGCTATTTCCTGGCGTTTCTACCTGATGAAAAAGACCTCATCATTTTGCAATCACTACCTACACTGTGGAAATAAGAAATGGCTATTAGAATTTGGGCTGGCAATGACGCCACCACACCATACGACTGGAGCGTGACAGGTAACTGGCAGGGTGGAACAGTGCCAGTCTCCACAGATGATGTCTACATTCCAGCTGGGTCTGCAAAAATAACAGCAGGCCTAAATCAATCGGCTGTTTCGCTGAGCAGCCTGACGATACAGGAAGGCTATGACCAGGACATTGGCAGCGCGACTGGCTACCTGCAAATTGGCACCAGTAGCCTTGTCGTAGATTCCTCTGGTGGACAGCAATTCATCAACTTAGGCTCCAGCAGCGTGTCTCCAGAAATACGTGGGACAGGCACAGCTGGCACAGGTGAACGAGCCTTAAATCTACTAGGCAGTGCCATTGCCACGCTCAGTGTCAATGCTGGCAGCGTAGGTGTGGCTATTGCTGGCGATGAAACAAGCACAGTAACAACAGCACGAGTGCTGACTGGCAGTCTACTGCTGGGGTCAGGCGTGACGTTGACCACGCTCTATCAGCGAGGTGGCAGTGTGGATCAACGCTGTGCATCGACTACATCTGAGCTACAGGGTGGAACACTAGAAACGTCTAACTCTGGCACGATCACTACTGCCAATGTCTATGGTGGAACTTTGATCAGCAACAGCTCTGGCACTGTGACCACGCTCAACGCCTATGGTGGCTCAGTCGATTTCAATCAGTCATCAGTGGCTAGAACAGTAACTACGCTGAACATCTACGCCAATGATCCAGTCACGCTTATGGTGGATGAAGAATACATGACCATCACCAACTATAACGAGCCAACTGGAGTGCCATTCTCAGCTACCTACTCGCGAGCAGTTTAATGCGTCAAGAAGGCTATGTATTCACAAAAGAAGACGCACGCACGATTCTGCGTGAGGCACGT